CGAATCAACAGCGTTTGGTTCCACCAGCCGTGTGTTTGTTTCAGGGTTGTTTAATCAGGAAATTACGCTTGATTTGTACATGAGTTATGCCGCTTCCGAAACCTACGCAACTCTTGCAGCTCTGGTTGGCACCACCACCACAGTGAAGGTTTCAAACACTGTCGGCGGTTTGACCACACCTAGCGCAACTGAACCTTGCTTTACCTTGACAGGCGCTTACCTTGAAAGCCTGCCAGTTATCAACGCAACGATGGGCGAACTCAGCACCATTTCAATTACTTTTAAGGGTGGCGTTTTAACCACCGCCGTTTCTTGATCTAGCAACCCCAACAGCAAAGGCCCGACATGCAACTAACACTTAGAGTCGACCAGGGCGAAGGCCCAATCGAAGTAAGCACCAACCTTTTCACCATCGTTTCGTGGGAACGCAAGTTCAAACGCAAAGCCAGCGACATGGCCAGCGGTATCGGCATTGAAGATTTGGCGTATCTCGCACACCAGGCATGCATGCAACACAACGTAGTTGTGCCGGTAGTGATGGACGATTTTATTAAAAAACTGGTGTTGCTCGAAGTTGTCAACAATGAGATTGACCGCCCTACCAAGCCAGTACCCACCGATACGCACTAGCACAAGTTTTAGTAGCGACAGGGTACTGGCCACAGCAAGTAGAGTTTGATACCAATGACCTAGCGACGGTCATAAAGGTCATCAACGAAAGCAGAAAATAGTTATGGCAAACATCAGCACAACCATTTCCGTTGTTGGTGTTAAAGAAGCACTGGCCTACTTAAACGGTGTTGACAAAACTTACCGCCGTGAAATCACACGGCAATATGCCGCCATTGTTGAACCCATCGTAAAAGACGCACAAGCCCATTTGCCTAGTAGCGCCCCAATGTCAGGGTGGAAACGCAAATACAGTGTTGGTGGTCAAGAAAAAGCACAAGCTAAAGGTCAGACTTCACGCCTGGTAGGTCGAGGCACCCAGCGTGACACTTTTAGCCGTGCATTTGATGAAGCCACAGATTTGTTGCCCTGGGACGGTGCCAAGCAAGCCAAACTAATCAAACCGTTTGTGTCAGGCAAGAAAACCAAAGCCAACACTTTTGGGTTGAAATGGAACAGCAAAGCCGCCGCATTGTTTGACCTATCTGGCCGTGCCAAAACGCCACAAGGCGAACAAATGATTACCGTTTTAGGTAGCCGTTTTGGCAGTCCTAGCCGTGTCATGTGGAAATCGTACGAACGTGCCGATGACCAATTACAAGAAAACATGCGCCGTTTAATTGAAGAAATTATGGCCAGTGTTAATCGAAACATGAAGGTGATCTAATGGCTATTTCAATTCCGATAGTCTCAGAATTTAATCCAAAAGGGATTGACAAAGCCTTAAGAGAGTTTCAAAAACTAGAAACCGCAGGGCAAAAAGCCCAGTTTGCTATCGGCAAAGCAGCCGTGCCAGCAGCTGCCGCTTTAGGTGTTTTAGTAAATGTTGCTGGTGACGCTGTTGGCGCTTTCATGGAAGATGAAAAGTCAGCTTCTGCGCTAGCCAAAACATTACAAAACGTTACTGGCGCTAACGATCAGGCTGTGCAGTCGACTGAAGATTGGATTACCAAAACTTCATTGGCTATATCTGTTGCCGATGACCAATTGCGCCCAGCTCTTGACAGCCTGGTAAGAGGAACTGGCGACGTCACAAAAGCACAAGATTTGTTGACTTTGGCTTTAGACATTTCTGCCGGTACTGGCAAAGATTTAGGTTCAGTTGCTGACGCATTGTCAAAAGCGTTTAATGGGCAACTTGGACCTTTAAAGAAACTTGACCCTGCCTTGGCTGGCATTATTGACCAGGGCGGCGGCGTCGACGAAATTTTCGCCCAGTTAAGCGAAACGTTTGGTGGTCAAGCTGCGACAGCTGCAGATACCACTGCAGGCAAAATGGAAAATATTAAAATCCGTATGGACGAATTAAAAGAATCCATTGGTGAAGCAATTGTGCCAATAGTTGAAAAACTGTTACCTGCTTTTACTGGCATGTCAGATTGGGCCTCAAAAAACACGGGCAAAATTGTGGCTATTGGTGTTGCCGTTGGAACCATTGCGGCAGCTGTTGTTTTAACAAATGCTGCCATGACTATCTACACTGCTTTAACGGCTATCACAGCGGCGGCAAACGCTGTTCTTGCCACGTCTTTCACTGTGCTTTATGTGGCCACAGGCGTAGGAATTATTATCGCCATTGTTGCCGCCATAGTTTTATTGCAAGCCAAATTCAACATTTTGGGTGACGCCGTAGATGGTGTCAAAATTATGGCCCAATTCTTGTGGGACAAAATCAAAGAAGGTTTTAACTGGGTGGTCAATAATTGGCCGTTAATTTTAGCCGTTCTTGCTGGCCCGTTCGGTATGGCTATCGCTGTTGTAATTAAATTCAAAGACCAAATTATTGACATCATTAAGTCAATAGTTGGTTTCATGATTAACGCATTTTCAACTGTTGCCGAAACAATTTTGGCACCGTTCAAAGCAGTATTTAACGGCATAGCAGGATTATGGAATAGCACCGTAGGCGCTTTAGGTTTTACAGTCCCAGATTGGGTACCGCTAGGTTTAGGTGGCAAAACATTCGAGGTGCCGGACATACCTGTTTTGGGTGACGGAGGAATCGTTACGGGTCCCACCCTGGCTTTAATTGGTGAACGTGGACCTGAAGCAGTCATACCTTTAAACCGTGCCGGTGGTGGCATGGGTGGCAACACAATTAACGTAAACGTGACTAGCGCCAACCCACAAGAAGTAGTGCGAGCATTACAAAAGTATGTGCGCTTAAACGGAAACGTGCCGATGAATACCAGGGTTATGTAATGGCAAAAATTGCTTGGGTTTTTAAAAACGACACAACCAGCACAACTTTTACAACCAGTGTTATGTCAGCAAACTACATGTATTTGCGCCAGTCATACAAAGACTATTTTTCGGGTTCTGCATTGACAATGACAATAAAGAACCAGGCAAATGAAGCTGCAGCTTTTACATTAAATGATCGAGTCAACATTTATTACATGGACGGTGCTACTAAAATTTGGGACCAAATCTATTGGGTTGACGAAATACAATTTACTGATTACCCAGGCAACGTAGGTTTGTCAACCGCAACAATTACTTGTATTGACTGGCTGGCCCGTGCCGCCCGTGTTTTAGGTAACGGTTATGTCATTGCCTCATCTTCGACATGTCAGCAAGTAGCTAGGTTGGCTTACGCTTCAGGTGGTCCTTTACCCTCAGATATGACTGTGGGCGCCGCAGTAGGCGACAGTATGGGGGCGCTTTCTTCGGTTGACGATTCATGCGTGAATTTTATACAACTGAGTCAAATAACAGAAAATGGCAGTGTTGCCATGTACGGCCAAACATTTCAATTGAACCCTAGAAGCTCATTAGTTGACGCCACACACGCAGAATTTGGGCGTAACCCATCAGCCAGCGTTTTGGGCTACCAAACCTTTGACCGTATCCGTGCCGGCCAGTCAATGATTAACGACGTCACAGTTAACTACAACAACGGTGCAGGTTCAAGCAATTGGACCAATTACGACAGCGCCAACATTTATGGTCGATACAGCGAAAGTGTTAACAGTACAGACACAGGACCTGTTCAGGGTCAACTGTTAGCCCAAGCACGGGCGTTATATCAGGGCGAACCGACAACCCAAAGATATATTTTTGGTTTTGACGACCTAAGTAACAACAGCACTTTGATGGCGACTTGGTTGAATTTATATAAAACACAAGGCGCTTTTACTTACGCATTAAAATATTTGGTACCTGGTGAAGCTGTAGAAACAACCGACTACATACGCTTGGAAGGTGTCAACCTTGACATAACACCCGAACGAACAACCTTTACTGTTTTTGCCAGCCCAAATAAGTATTACGGTATGTTTGTGTTGGATTCAACAGTAAACGGAATTTTAGACCAGAGTCTTTTGGCCTGGTAGGAGACAAAAACATGGCGACACAATGGACAGCAGGACTGACAGCGTTAACTGTTCTTCCTGCGGCAACTCTTAACAGGATTGGGGCCGCATGGGAGACATGGACACCAGTTCTGACTGGCTCAACGACAAACCCAAATTTAGGCGCTACTGGAACGGCTACAGGTAGGTATGCCCGTGTCAATAAGATTGTGATTGCTCAAGCACAATTTGTGTTTAATGGCGCTGGTATTGCCGCTGGTGTTGGTTTTTACAAATGTTCCCTACCACTAACAGCACAAGCCGCTGCCCCAGCAAGCGGGACAGCCTTGGCAGTTGAT